AGCAACGCCGCGCGCATCTTCGCACAGAGCGGAGACCCAGACAAGCGAAACCCCGGCCGAGACCGGGGCTTGCCTGGCGGTGGGAGCCGCCGTAGGATGTGCGTGACGAAAACGCCGGGAAACTGTATCGCGCTGGGGAGCGCGGCGCAATCCCGGCCCCATAGGAAAGGGGCAGCATGTCCGAAAAAAGAATACCTTGGTTCAGGTTTTATCCCGCCGACTTCATGGACGGGGTGCGCGGCTTGTCCGCCCAAGAGGTCGGGCTTTACACCATGCTTCTGTGCAGGATGTATGAGGAGAGCGGCGCGATCGAGGACCATACGCTGCGCCTGTCGACCTACTGCGGGATGCGCGAAAAGACTTTCACGGCAACCCTCGATAAGCTCGTGGCGCTCGGAAAAATCAGGCGCCGAGATGGGATGCTGACAAACGACAGGGCCGAGGCTGAAATTGCAGATCGTTCGGACGATTTGAAAATTGCATCCGCGGCGGGCAAAGCAAGTGCCAAAAAAAGGCAACAAAAACAAGGCAAGGCTTCAACGGGCGTTCAACGGGCGTTCAACCATACAGATACAGATATAGATATTAAAGAAAGAGATGCTTACGCATCTCCAAAGAAAGCGCCGAGAAAGTGCCGCATCTCGGAGGAAGCGGAGATCACCGAAGCAATGATGCGAGCGGCAGACAAGCGCGGGCATTCACAGCAAGAGGCCGAAGCGCAGTTCGAGCGGTTCAAGAACGACGCCCTGGCAAAAGCCAAGACATTCGCAAACTGGGACCGGGCTTTCGTCACCTGGCTAGATAGCCCCTACTTCAAACCGATAACCACAAGTGGAGAGACACATGGAAAACGCGACGGACAAGCCCACGAGCGCGCCCAGCGTATCGCAGCAAAATTCGCAGCAGGATTGCTCTAGCGAGCACATCGCATGGATCACCGGAAGAGTCGAAACCCTTCTAAGCCACTTCTTTCAGCCAGATCAGCCGGCGGAGGTGACGGAAGCCGCGATCGAGGATTGGGTCTCGGCTCTCGCAGGCCAGCCCATTGTTGCGATCGATCACGCTTGCCGGGCATATCTCAAGGACAACACGCGCCGCAGGCCGGTGCCGTCCGAGATCTTAGCCCGCGCGCTGCAATACGCAGAGACCCGGAGACCGATCGAGCAAGCGCCGCCCTCGCCGGTGGACAATCTGACGCCGGATGAAACGACGCTCTTGGCAAACAAGATCCTGCCGAAAGCCCGGCAATGGCTCGATAGCCCAGATCTCTGCAAGCAAGGCGCCAAAACCCTGGCCTTCTGGAACGACCCGATCAGCGTCGAGCAAGCAATGAAGCTGCGCCATCGCTTTGCGGTCGTGCTGCCGGCGCACGAAGTCGCAGAGCCACAGCGATACCTGGACGAGCTGCGCGCCATCACCAGCAGCCAACAGCCAGACGCAGCGCCAGAGCCGGATCCAATCGAGGACGTGCAATGGTAAAACCCGCAATCGCAAAGCCCAGGGATCTGCGCCAATACGCGGTCGTGCCGATCATGGCGACCAGAGATCCGCGCATCCCGGCAACCGTGCTGCGCACGCTGGTGGCTCTCTGCGCTTACGCCGATCGCATGGGCAGGACATTCGTCGGACGTGATCGCCTGGCAGCAGATACCGGCATCGGGAAAAGCTCGATAGGCCGGCATCTGCAAATACTGAAAGACCTGGGATACATCGAGAACGCAAGGCCGCTGCACGCATCGCAGCGATCAAAAAGCCGCAGGATCATCTACACGCCAAGGCCAATGACCGAGGAAGCCATCCGATCGAGCCTCACGCCACGCGATCAGATGGAACTGGCCGAGGCAGAAAGGGAAATCAAAGCAACAGCCCGACTAAAACAGTCAGGTATCAGCGAGGAAGAACAGGGCAGGAAAGCCTTAAGGGCGCGAATTGTAGTGTTACTCGAGCAAGTGTTTCGGGATGAGCGGGGCCGGGGCTGGTGGATCTCGGACACCCAGGCGCGCCGGGCGGCTCGTGCGCTGGCCGAGCAGGCGCAAGGGTGCCTGAGAGTCGATAGGGCGGCCGCTGAATGCCCGTCTGACGTTCTCGGGTATCTCGACCGTCCCGACGACGACCTGGCCGTGTAGACCCCGCTACAGCGCCGCTCACGATATGTCGGGATCCGGGCAGGCTGGCACGATCGGCACCGGGATCGAGGCGGGATCGGGGACGTGGTGCCCATGCAAGGCACCAACATGCAGCGGGATCGGCCAGCAAAGCAAGGGAATAGGGCCTGGCATTGGCGAGGCGTATCCCCCTAAATGTCCACCCAATCCCCCGCGACAGGGCCGGCAGGGGTGCAGATCGACCTACCCCTACCCCGGTCCGCAGCGGCGAAATCGAGCGACCCCCGCCCCCGGCCCCCCGGCCCCGCCCGTTACTGTGCGGTCCCTCACATAAATATTTTTCAGTTTTTCATGGTGTGTTATACCTGCCCAAACAACGGAGGCTGATATGGCGAAGCGACCTGGACTTTATGCGAACATCCACGCGAAGCGTAAGCGGATTGCTGGTGGCAGTGGCGAGAAGATGCGCAAGCCTGGGAGTGCTGGTGCTCCTACTGCGAAGGCGTTTCGCGAGAGTGCCAAGACTGCGAAGCGTGGGCGTCGTCGGCTCTTGATGCGGTGATCTCTCTGCGATATCGTTTCCTTCTACGCTAACGGAGGTTTAAGCGATGTCGAAGCGATATAGCGTTGTTCAAGCTAAGGATGTTCAGGGCCGTGACAAGCCGGTGTGGCTGCGTCATGGGATTGCGTTTGAGGGTGACAAGGGGATCTCGATCAAGCTGGAGAGTTTGCCTTTGCCGAATGACAAGGGCGAGGTTTGGTTGAGGTTGTTTGAGGACGATGGTTCTCGCGGCGGTCAGCAGCAGACTTCTTCCCCAGCCCAGGGTGTTGCGGATTCCTTGGGTGGTGACGAGATTCCCTGGTAATGGCGCGGACCCGCAAGCAATTACCGCCGATCGGCCGGTTTGGTGGCGCTGGTTTGGTTCAGCGTTCGATCGGTCGGTCGGAGACCTTGTTTCAGAACAAGGAGGTGATTGCGGCTGAGTTGATTGCGATGGGCACGACGCGGCTGACGGATATCATTGACTTGCATACTGGCGTTGTGAAGCCGATCGAGGAGATTCCGGATTATGCTTTGGCGTCGATTAAGAAGATCCGCGTGACGGATGCGGGGATTGAGCTTGAGTTATTTGACAAGGTTGGCGTGTTGCGTGTTTTGGCGAAGGCGTCTGGCTTGTTGGATACTGAGAGCAACCAGGACAAGCCTTCGATTGTTGGGATCAACATGAGGGGTCCGGAGCCTGTTGCGGAATATGAGGTGATTGATGCGGGAGAGGTTGATGGAGATTGAGCTGCGCGTTGCGCGTGCTGAGATTCAGCGGTTGCGTTCTGCGTTGATTCAGATCCGGGACATTGCTGCGATCAGCGAGGGCGTTGAGTTCTACGCTATGCTGGCGGATCGGGCGCTGAATGGAGAGAGCAATGGAGAAGAGGAAGCCGGGCCGTCCGCGGAAACAGGCGCGCCCATATGAGTCTGAGGCCGAGGCTTTTAACAAAGCGATATTGGCGTCACGTTTGTCACCGCGCGAGATTGCATATCGGTTTGGGCGGCCGGAGGACAAGATCCGGGCGATGATGGAGGGAACGGTTCGTCCTGACCTGGTGATTATGCGAGCGATCGGCGGATGACGCTCCCCAGCCTAAACCTTGATTTCTCTCGGTCTCCGGTGGTGTGGAAGTTTCTGCACGACAAGGGGTTTGTGCGCGGCCTGATGGGTCCGGTTGGATCTGGCAAGAGTTATGCGTGCGCGGCCGAGATCATGCTCAAGGCGGTGCAACAGAAGCCCAGCCCGCGGGACGGGATCCGATATTCTCGGTTTGTGGTGGTTCGGAATACCTACCCGGAATTGCGCACGACGACGATCAAGACGTGGCAGGAGCTTTTCCCGGAGGATGTATGGGGCTCGATGCGGTGGCAACCGCCGATCACGCACCATTTGAAGCTGCCGCCCAGGGGTGATGCTGCCGGGATCGACTGCGAGGTCATCTTTATGGCGCTCTCTACGCCCCAGGACGTGCGGAAATTGCTTTCGCTGGAGCTTACCGGGGCTTGGTGTAACGAGGCGCGGGAATTGCCGAAGGCGGTGATCGACGGTCTGACGCACCGGGTCGGCCGATATCCGACGAAAAGCGATGGCGGGCCGTCCTGGTATGGGATCTGGATGGATACGAACCCGCCCGACAGCGATCACTGGTGGCATAACCTGGCCGAGAAAGAGCCGATCAAGGGGCGGTATCCCTGGACGTTTTTTCGCCAGCCCGGCGGCGTGGTTCAAGTGGATCCGGACAAGGTGCCGGAACATGCCGAGGCCCAGGGCTATACATATGCGGCGCAGCGATGGTGGCAGATCAACTCGAAGGCCGAGAACCTGCACAATTTGCCGCCCGGATATTACCCGCAGATGCTTGGCGGCAAGAATGCGGATTGGATCCGGTGCTATGCCGAGGCCAAATATACGTTCGTCCAGGAGGGTCGGCCGGTTTGGCCGGAGTATGATGACGAATTGATGAGTGATGACTTCGACGTTGATCCGGAATACGCGATCCATATCGGGATCGACTTTGGCTTGACGCCGGCGGCGGTGTTTGGTCAGCGCACGGCCGGTGGATCCTGGAAGATTGTGGACGAGCTTGTGACGTTTAACATGGGCCTGGAGCGGTTTGGCCAGGAATTGCTTAGTCACATTGCCCGGCGCTTTTCTAAGCATGATATCCTGGTGTGGGGCGATCCCGCGGGGATGAAGCGCGACGAGATTTACGAGGTGACGGCGTTCGATCACCTGCGGACGCTTGGGCTCAAGGCGCAACCGACTGACAGCAATG